CTCGTCCGCCCGCGTATCGAAGGCCGCGGCGTGGAGATTGAGGGCCGCGCGCGCGGCCAGGCCATAAACGAGGCAATCCAAGGCCTCGGCGCGGCGGCCAGGAATACGCTCGAACCTCACCGTGGGCCTCCCCCTGGCAAGGCGGACCACCCTGCGCTCGCTAGAAAGGGTTTCGAAGTACTCGGGCCCCAGCGTCGCCGCAAATCGTATGCTGCGCCCGCTAGCGAGGCGGGTGATTATCCCGGACTTGAGCCCGTCAACTCCGACTACAAACAGCCTCCCGCGCCTTGTCTTCGCGAGTTGCACCGCCGGGCGGCCAAACCCTGCCGCCCCCTTGCCCGCGAGCACCCTGCGCCCGATGCGCGCGGCGCAGAACGCCAGCACTCGATCATAGAGGCCAGCCATCCCGCCGCTGTCAATAATGGCGCAATCCACCTTGAGCCAGCCTCCGTGCGGGTGCTTCCAACGTTGCTGCAGGAGGGCGTCCAGGTCTTGCCAGACGCCGTCGTCGTCGACGGGGCTGCCCCAATGGGTGATATGGGCGAGCACGAAGACAGTGCCGTCTCGAGCATGGCCAAGGATTGACGTTTGCAAGTTGTCGATGCCGCAATCGGTGCCGCACGTGATATGCAGCACTTCGGCGGGGATATGGTCCAAGTCGAAGTCTTCAACTCTCTTTGCCAACTCGAGCGTGTCGACCTGCTCGCTTTCGTCGCGCCAAGGCTCGCCCAGTGCCGTGTTGACGAAAACTCTCAGCGCGTTCGTGTCGTCCTTGGCGCGCACAAACTCCGCGGCGAGTTTCCCCCATGCCGCGTTCGGAAGCGTGCTTATCAAAGCATTAACCTTGAAGCCCGCGTGCCCCTTTATCTCGGGTTTCGTCACAACCCATGATCCCGCGGCCACCATCGCGGCCTTTTCGCGCTCGTGCACCTCCGTGCCGCACTTGGGGCAGTTCCAAACGGCCAGCTCGGGCTTTCCCTCGGGCCAACTTAAGTCTCGCCACATCACCTCGGAGCACTCCGAGCATTCGGGACACGGTACCTTGAACACGCGCTGGTCGGATTGCGAGTAGGCGCGGCAAACGTGAGACGTGCTCTCGTCCAATGGCGTGCTGCCCAGAATGATTTTGCGATTTGCAAACGACATTGTGCGCCGCTCGGCCAGCGACACGGGGTCGCCCTCCGCGCTCACCTCTATCGCGTCGCTCTCGTCGATGCAGAGGATGCGGCACGTGTGGCGGCGCAGATTGCGTGGTGCCTTGCCAGCAACGGCCTTCAGACTTCCGCCCTTGTAGAGCCGATGCAGTAGCGTGTTGCGGCTCGAGCGGCCAGCGTTCGTCGGATTTGGCAGTCGCCCTTGCAGCGTAGGCGATGCATCGAAGAGCGGCTCTATGTCTGATACGAAGAAATCTCGGCAGTCCGCTTCTGTCGGCAACAAAAACAAAATTGGGGCGGGATCCTCGACCACGTGAAATGCAACCGCGGCCGTGAGCACGGTCGAATATCCGATGCGCGCACTCTTGAGTACTGTCACACGCTCGTGCTCGCTGTCGCCAATGCAATCAGAGATTTCTCGCATGTAGGGAGCAAGCCGGATTTTCCCTGGCGATGCAGTCAGCCCCTCGGGCAGGTAAACATGCTTCTCAATCCACTCGGACAACGGAAGGACGCGCTTGCGTTTTGGCAAGTGACACCTCGATGGGTTGAAAGGAAAAAGGCGACGGTGGAAAGGACCAGAAACCACCGTCGCCGCTCGCCCTGGCTCGTGCGGGGGTGAGACCCGCGAGCCAAGGGAGATTGCTTCAGTCTTCTTTGCGCGGAGACTTCGTCACTAATCGGAGAACGTCGCCGCCCTCCTGGAAGATGTAGTTCATCCAGGCTTCCATCGCTGCTCGCGTCTCAAAGAACTGACATCGCGCAAGTCCTTCGGGTGACCGTTCAATCATCTGTGCCGTGCTCATCAGTTCCAGCGGATAGGGAGACCCCCCGCCCGCGCTGTCGAACTGGACGAGATATTGGTAAGGCGTGATTTGCTCGACCAACTCTCCAGAAAGACACTTGCCGCCCTCGTCGAACGTGCTGAACATTCCGACCAGTGTTTTCATGCTCTATCCCCCGCGGCGAAGAGGGCGGCCGCTGTAACGCCTATACTCGCGCCCGCAGACGCACCCAACAACACGATGATGATGAGCGAAAGCGTGTTGAAGCAAAACATCACGGCCTCCTACGCTTGAGAGGCTCGATGTCCGCGATGCACTCCATGATCGCGTCGGTGGTGTCGTCCCACAGAACCAGTGCGCAATCCTGCAGGTCCTGCTTGCGCGGGATGAGCACGACGGTGCCCGTCCTGTGGGGGGCGGCCTTGCCGCGTACTCGGCGGCCCTTTTTGAGGCCGTGGGCCGCCTGGCGGCGGCGGGGAGTGTCTTTCATAAGCATGTCTTCGCTCCTGCTGTGGCGCAGGGCGGACAGGCCGATGATTTTTGCTAGGATGCTTGAGGTCATGACGCGCCGCCCTAACGGCCGTTGTGACAAGTCGTCGGCCCCAGCGTTCTCGCGCTGGGGTCGGCGCATAATGGGCGCCGCTGCGGCCGCAGTCAAATAGGGTGGCCAGAGGCTAGGAGACCCCATGCCGTACGCGATGGGGTTTTCCTTAAAAATTGGTCCCACTTTTGCGACCAATTTAACCTGTTGATTTGACTACGTTTGTGCACACCGATTGAAATATCGAGGGTGCGCGCAACCCTTTCGCCATGGTTACCGTCCAGAACCTAAATCGCCGCGGCGGGGGTGGTGACCATCCGAGCGGGATCAGCCCATTGCTTCATCCGTGCTGGCCTCGCTTCACCACATTGGGCCAAGTACAGCGCGAGCCGAGCATGACCGCAACCTCGGGCGTGAGGCCGTCACTGCGCGCCACCAGCATGGCCATGAAGGCAGGGCACCATCCGTCGCCGTCGGGGGATGTGGCCTCTTGCACGTCGGCGCAGGCGCGGACCGTGCTGCCACACACAACGCATTTCGATTGCGAACTCATAGGGATAGCCTCCGATAGATGGGCGGGGAAGCGAACGACGCCGATCGAGCCCGCCCTATGCGGGCGTGGATGGGCGTCGGCTCGCGAGCCGCCGAGGTGTGTCGCTTTGTGTCGGGGTATGTCGGGGAGCGAAACAGACTTGTCCCCGCAATCTCAAACACTTAACCGCTTGTGTCGCTTGTGTCGCTTTGGCGGGTCACTCGCCCAGGATTTTGCCCAGCCTCCCTGAAGCATAGCGATATATCTCTTTTAAGTGACACAAGTGACACAAGTAGTATAAGCGCTTGAGCTCTCTCGATTTTTGGTGTGTCAGGAGCCGACGCACAAGCGGCACAAAGCGACACACAAAGCGTCACTCTTCCTCGACGTTGTTGACAACGACAACCGGGCTCTCGAACCGCCATTGGGCAAAGGCGGCCACGCCGTCGTGCCATTTCCAATCGGGGAAGCGCTTGAGCCACTCGTTGCGGCACTTCGCCAGGGGCGGGAACGTCCAGCCGCGCCGTCGGCTTGGTCGACTGGTCTTGCAGCCCTGATCGCGCAAGTAGGCGCCAAGCAAGTGGTCGCTGCGGGCTTTCAAGCGGGGCTCGATTGTACGCGCCTGATCGTAGAGGCCGTTCCTCTTGATGATGCGCTGTCCCCCGAAGTTGTCGATTTTGGTAAGTTCGTAGGTGTTTGAGATTGCGCTTGCGGGGTTGCCCACGCTTGCGCCTTCGAGCACGCCGCCCTCGAGCAACTCAACCCACCAAGCATCATAGGCATCAAGGCTACGGCGTTGCTGGTCGACGAGAGCGCTCGTTCTCGGAAGGCGTCGCGGATGCCAGCCCGCTGGCAATTTGTGGCGCAAGAGGTCGTAGAGCATTCCACTGTAGCCGCTCGTTTCGAGCTGCTCGTAGAGCGGTCCAAACCAAGCCTCGTCTTGCAAGTGGCAGGGGTCGACGTCGAAGCAGCCATAGCGGCGCTCGTGTTCGCCAGCGGGGACGGTCCAGTCCTCATTGCTCGCCATCATCACGTGCAGCATGTTCTGCACGGTAATGCCGTCGCGCCCCTTGGGCTCGATGAAGAGGTCGGGCTCGGTGAGGATGCGCTTCAGCGTGCCCTCTGCGCTCTTGTCACCAGGCCAGAAGGCTTCGTCTGCAAACAGCAGACAGCAATCCCTCAGATGCATATTGAAACGCCCAGCGAGATGGACGGCGCTAGAGATGTGGACCGCGTGCTGTCCAAACATTCTGCAGAGCGCGTTGCCGAGCGTGCCCTTGCCCGTGCCTGGCTTACCGCGAAAGACGAGCGCGACCTCGGCCTGCTCGTTGGGGTGCTGCACGGTCCACGCCATCCAGTTGATGATGTAGACGTAGACCTCGTCGTCCCCCGATGCGAGCACGGTGCGGATATGCTCGCGCATAAGCGACCAGTCGCCCTGCTTTACCTCGACACCCCAGCCGCGCCATAGGTTCAGGCGATTGTCGACGATGGCCTCGCCATTGGGTTGGAAAATCACACCATCATATTGCCGCCGCCCTATATTCTTCAGCCACCAATGTCCGAGCGGCATCGACTTGTCTTCGCTAATCCTCACATGCTTGTGTAGATGCAGATTGCGAAAGTCCTCAAAGGTGAGAAATGTCGGGATATGGCGCTCGTACTTGAAGCGTCCGACTTGGCGGGTGAAGCGGTCAAACGTGAGAACACGCGCCCTGCCCCCGTCTAGCACGACGCAATAGCGCTCGTTCATCTCGGCGAGCAACTGCTCGGTATCGCTGCCCTTGCCGTTGCCATTGCGCTTGCGCTTCTGCTTCTCGATGCCGCGGTCAATGCGTGTGTCTATGTCGGTCATGAGCGGCCCCCTACGAGTTTGAAGGCCGACGCAATGGTCAACTTCACCTCACTGCTCGGCAGGCCAGTGCGGGCCGCCGCCTTAACCAGAAAGTCCCACGCCTTCGCCTCCTCGACCAAGCCGTCGTCCACCAGCTCGGCGAAGCGGCAGGCCGCCCAGTGCAGCGTGCTGTTGCGTTGTCCCACTGGCGCAGTCGCCACGGTAGCGGCGAGACCATCAATCCTAGCCTCGATGAAGGCCCTATCGGCATAGCGCTGAAAGTAATCGCGGGGCTCGATGCGCGGAGGCGGAGGCTCCTTGAGCGCCGGCTCGAGTATCCACTTCGGCATGGCCGCGAGCGTCCTCGGGCTTATGACCGCGAGGCCCTGCGCTGGCCACCAGATGACGTAACCGCCCTTCGCCCGAATATCGACGTGCTTCGCCAGCCTCGAGGCGCTATTGCGCAACCCCTCCGTCGGCCTGAAGAGGAGATGAAGGCCGCCAGAGCGCGTGACGTGCGTGCGCGTCTTCGGCACGGGCGTGGCCGACAGCCAGGCTTTCGCCTCCCCGTGCTGCAGGTCGACGTCGAGCACGTCGAACGTCAGTCCCGTTGGCGTGCCGATGAGAGCGCGGTTGCTCCAGCCAGGGCCCCACCATCGGCGGATTTGGTTCTCGTCGGTGGTTGCGTCCTTGAAGCCGTTGCGCGTCAGCGGCGACTTGTCCGCCTTGCACGGGAATACGGCGATACCCTTGCGCGCAAGTCCAAGCGCATGCTCGAGAATAATGGTTGAGGGGAAGGATTGCGCTCGGGGCGCGCTCGTGCTATTTATCATTGGTCGGTCCTTTGCAAGGGGATTGACTTAGCAACTTGGTTTTGAAAGCCCCGCCCTCGACGGCGGGGTTTTCGTTTTTCGACTCGACGCGGCCAGATATACGCCCGCCCCGCCGCGCTGGAAAGGTTTTCGTAACCGCGGCGGCGCACCATGGCGGCCCCACGGGAGTGCATCGCCATGCCGCTGACCTTCGCCGCCGCCGCCGCGCTCTGCGGCGTCGACAAGTCCACCATACGGCGAGCCGCGCGCGCGGGGCGGATATCGGCGAGCCGCGACGACAACGGCGTGTGGCACGTCGAGCCCGTCGAACTGCACCGCGTCTTCCCGCCCCTGGCGAGCCCCGAGGCGATGCCGCGCAACGCCCCAGCGGATGCCGCGACCGACGCCCTGGTTGCCGAATTGCGGGCCGTGGTGGCCGATCTCAGAGCCGACCGCGATGCCTGGAGGGCGCAGGCCGAACGCCTGGCGCTTCCGCCGCCGCGCCGTCGCTGGTGGTCGTTCTCCTGATCACTCGCCCCTACCGTCCCACCAGGCCGCCGCGGCATCGTCGGCGTCGATCACTTCGACCCCATCCGCCTGATACTTCCCTCGCGTGGCGTCGAAGCGGCGAGTAAACGATACGCGCTGGCCCGACTCCAACTCGCGCGCGCCCTTAATGTGTCGGGCGTGAAAAAAGACGTCGTCGCCGCCGTCGTTCGGTTTGATGAAGCCAAAGCCCTTCTCGGAAAAAAACTTAACCTCGCCCTCAACTCTGTCGTCGCTCATTTTCATCACCTCGTTGAAAAGAAAAATGCGGCCGACGCAATCCCCGAGCATTCAGAGATTTTGGCGAGCCTCGAGGATTGCTCCAAGACGCGGCCGCGCGCCTCGGCTTTTGCTCGCTCAAATGATTTACCAGCCCCCTTGCGCACGGGGTGTGACGACGCGCACGGGCGTCATCCCGAGCGCCGCCTCGAGGCTCTGGATTGCGCGCATCATGCTGTCCATGTCGCGGTAGGTCACTTGTTTGCCTTCATAACTGCAGGACAAGTAGCCACCGCGATATGCAGCACGAAGCGCGTCGAGTTGCACTTGCAAAGATGCTGTTGTGTCTGTCATCACGCACCCGGATTTTTCCACCAGCTACGAAAGTCAACGAAGCCGCAGCCGAAGTCCTCGCGGACCTTGATTGCGAGCGCGTCGTCATCGAAGCGGATTTGCGATTGCGTCTGCGGGCCTGGCGCGCCAGCGAGATAGGCATACTCGAGGCCGTCATGCAGGCGCGGGTCGCCGAGCAAATACCAGGAAATCGCAGAGGCCGTGTCGAGACGTGGCTCAACGGCCAGCGTCAGGATGTCGGGCCACACGATGACGTTGTCGACGATGACGGGCTGGATGGTCGTCAAATATTTTTGCCCCGTCGTTTCTAATGCGGCGGGCACGAGCAGATATTTCGGAGCGATGGAAATCAGCCCGCCGCCTGGCCCAACCTGCTTGCGCAGCCCAAGACGCGCCGCGGTAAGCGAAGCGTCGCTGATGACCGCGCCCGAGCCCGCAAGGTTGCCGTGCGCTGTAGTAAAGAGATTGGTACCGTCGTCCATCACCGGGCCAAGGCCCGAGTTGCTCACGAGCAGCGTTGCGAGTTGTTGCGCCTCCCACGCGACGACGGCCGCACCCAGTCGGCGTGTGACGTCCGAAAATGCGGCCATGTCGTCGTTGACTAAAATATTTCGCGAAAGTTCGAGGATGGCCCCATAAGTTTTGACGGCGTAACTCTCCTTCGCGTCCGTGAGCGAGATGCGACGGTACTCGCCGCTCTCGAGCAGTGGTTGAAGCACGACACCCGAAGCGTCGAGCATGATGCGGTACTTCGTGCGGAAGTCCGCGGCCGTGGTTTCACGCGCCAACTGGCGCAGATTGTTCGGCTGCAACAAGTATGCGTCGCGCAGCGACTTGTTGAAGACGTTGAGAAGCACGGCGGGATAGTCGCCCGTCGTGTTCATTGCACGCGTGATGAGTTCTGCGGGCGACACTCCAGCAACGGAAATGCCCGCTCGGCGCAGGCACTCCCGCGCCAGGTCGGCATTGGTGATGTGGGCATAGGCCTGCCCAGCGGGCGAGGGCTTGTGCCTTCCGTCTACCCGCGAGTACATCCCGTCGGCCGCCGCACGGATGAAGGCCTCGGGATTGTCCATGGTGTTGGTGTTGTAACTGCTGGTCATAATCGCCGTCCTTCCCCTCGATACAATGTCAAATAGCATCGCGGTCTTGGCCTCCTCGATGGAAGCCCCGCGATCAATCAAGTCGTCAATGGCCGCCACCGTCGCGCCAACCTGGCGTCCGAGCGTGCGTATTTGCCGCGCGCGCGTATGCAGCGTGCGCTCGTCCGTGCGCGTGCGTGCGTTCCTGTCGGCGGGCACGCTGACAAAACTCACTTCGCGGATAACCCAACTTTGGGCGGTCTTGGTGCGCGTTGCGCCAACCTGGCCATCCGCCCACTTCGAAACCTCATACCCAACCGACAAATGCCTGATGACGCCATTGCGCACGTCCGTCACCATCGGCTCGATTTCGGCGCGCTCGCTAAAGCGGATAGTGCCGACAACTTCGTCGCCGTCGACGCGCAAGTCGTCCAGCACGCCGAGCACGTTATCGAGCCCGTGCTGGTTATGACTGTCGAGCACGGACGCACCGCGGCTTCCCGCGACGTCCAGCCCAGCGGGGTCTAGGATTTCGTGGAAGGCACCGCGCGCGTCCTGCCGCGGCACGGGCGCGCTCGAGGCAATGACGGCCTCAACGGTGCGATTGGCCTCGTCGAAGGTTGACGGGCGAGGCACGGCATAGCGTGTCTCGAGGGCGGCGTTGCTTTCACGAAGCAGAAGATTATGCGTTTGCATTGTCGTTAACCTCCGGTTGGGCAAGAGCTGCGCTTGCGGTTTGGGTTAGGTCTGGAGCGAGCAGGTCATTTTCGATTTCGGCGTTAATTTCCGAAATATCGCGACCGTGCTCCGCGGCAATCTCCGTGCGAGAGCGAAGTTTGCCGTTCAACTCGAGCACGTCGGCCTTCGCCTGCTTCAGCGGATCGAGCGCGGGCCAGCCAGGGAAAATCCACTTGGCCGTGAGATAGCTCGCGGGGTCGGCCTCGAAGTTGCGCGCCTCTATGCGCCCCATCAGCACCTCGAGCAAAACAAATCGCCGCCATATCGGTGCCAGCACTTGCGCAACTAAATTGTTCTGCTGGAATGCCCGAATGCGCCGCTTGAAGTTTTGGATGCCGACCTGCGCCGATGAGAAGTTCGTTTCGGACAAGTCGCCGCTGGCCAGAATAAAAGGCACTGCAGCACCAGCGCACGCCGAGCGGCCCATATGTTTGATGATGTCCGTGATCGTTGTCATGTCGATTGTGGGCGTGAACGTGACGTCGGTGCCAAATGGGAGCACCCGCAACGCGCCAGGCTCCATCGACAGTTGCGAAGGATCAAAGCCCGTGGTGGCATCGCCCGCGGTCAGGCCTCCGAAATTGTCCGCGTTGTCACCTCTTATAAAACCCGTCATTAACGCGTTGATGAGGACCTTTTGACATGCTGCGTCCTCAGTCTGGTCGAGTTGCAATAACCTCGGAGCGACGGGGGCAAGCGGCGACATGCCCCGCAGTTGCCCTGCGAAGGCGGGCTCGTGCATGTGGCAGATGTCGGCCGCGGGGAAGAACGTCGGAGGGCCGACGACTGCCCACGCAACGTCGAGCTGGCTCGGTAAAATCCAATAGCCAACGCGTCGTCCCTGCTCGTCGACTTCGATGCCGCGGATGATGCGGGGAGAGGTTCCGCTCACCATGCTCCCGAGCACACGCGTGTAGTTCGAGTCGACTTGGTCGGCGGCGAGATAGCGCAACTTCAACTCGTCATCGAGCACCACGAGATGCGTGAAGGCCTCGCCATCAATCAGCCAGCCCTGCACGATGCGCGAGAGGTAGCCGCCAAGGTCGCAGATGCCCTCGACGTCGCACTGCGCGGCCCACGCGTTCCAGCGGCGCTCGAGGTCGGCAGCCTCGTCGGCGTCTGCAAGGTTGCTCTTCGCCGTCGGTCCGTCGGCCACGGCCGCCGTGACGAACGTGAGGATGATGCTCGCGCAGAGCGGGCTGTTCTTCGCGATATAGGCGACGCGGTGACGGGCGAGCCTTGCCGCGGCCTCCGTTTGATTTACGGGTGCCCACAGCGAGGCGTTCATCGGCCAGCGGCCAGAGCCGCCAGCGACCTGGTGCGCCGACGAGAAACTTGCCCCGAGGCCCGCGCCCGACGGAGCGTCCTCGAAAAAGCCGCGCCAGGCCCGCTTGAAACGTTTGACGATAGGCATGCAACCTCCATGGCGCGAGCCCGCGCTCAGCGGGAGAAAAGGGGGGTAGGGTGATGAAGGCCCGAGGCTGGAAACGCCTGTACGGGCTCCGCTCGGGCTCGGATGCCGAGCACAACCGGGAAATCGTGGTAAAAAGGAACCCGCGCCCGTGCGGTTACTTTTGCCGAAAAGGGCTAGTTGTCCTGCCCGATGAGCGCGAGCAGTGCGCCGACGTCGACGCTTCCATCGGGAAGCCGAAATGCTTCGTGCATGACGATATCAATGCGGCCATCGGGCCGCCGCAGCAGCCGGATTGGTGGATGCAGCTCGCCGGGCTCGAGATCGTCGTCATCAATGAAGCAGGTATCGCCGCGTTTCATGGCAAATCACTCCAAATCCGCAACCGTTGCGGATTTGCCCGCCGCCCGCCCTTCGGCGTGGCAGGTGCTGCAAACCTCGGGAACGCAGACGCCGTGGCGATGGAATATCGAGGAGAAGCCCCTCTCGAGGTTGGCGCAGGTTACCGCGTCCTGGAGGCTCCAGTCGCGCGCATCCTCGGGAAGACTGGCCCTCATGGTGTTGGAGTGCGCGGTCCAGAGCCGAAGCTCGGCGTCGAATTCCTCTCGCCAGTGCCGCTGGGGGATGGCCAACTCTCTGAGAGCGTCGCGGATAGTTGAGCCTTCCTTAAGTTCGTGAGTACCACGCTTGGCAAGGCGCATGTATCCTTGCGCGCTGCGTTCTGAAAATGTGACGTGCTGCTGAAGCCACGGCAGCCACTTGCCGTGTCCCACCTTGCTCTTGGCTTCCAAGAGCATTTCGCCACACGCAATCGCTTGCCCAACGGCCTCACCAGCATGGTGCATTGTCAGATGATGGGCCTCATTGATGCGCCCCGCGAGGTCAGCGAGGGAATTCGAGCGGTCTAACTCTTTCATGGTACTCACTGTCGGCTCTCAAGCCAGGCCTTCGCGATAGCCCAGCGGGGATCAGACGCAAGGCAATACATGCTCCAGGCCTTTGCCTGGTCGTCGAGCATCAACTCCAGCATTTGCCAGGCAAGTTTTTCTTTTTTGGTCATTGCAATCGCTCCATCATTGTAACCGCTCGCCAATGTGTGTCTCTGCGAACTTGCGGCAGCGTTCGCCGTCACGCCGCGCGCGCGCCTCGTTCATAGCGTCGTCCCACTTGTCGGACGATCGCTTGATCAACTCCTGCGTCTCGTGGTGGTCGAGGGCGGGCAAAAACGCCCCGCTCAAGTCGATGTTGTGCTTCGCCGCTTGCTTCCGCATGAAGCCAATGAGGCGGGTAACGTCGACCGTCGTTAGCATCACCTCGCCGTCGCTGTAGGAGCGCGCGCGCTCGAGCAGAGCGGCGTCAACGTTGCCCTCGGCGACCGCGCAGAGATGCGCCGTTTTCCCGTTGGGCAACTCAAACTGGAGCACTGCGAAGTAGACCGGCGGGGGCTCGCGCTCCTCTTCGGATTTGGCGACGCACTGCAGCCAAATATGCCACCAGCACCGCACAATTTGCCCCGCGATCTTGCGCCCGAAGCGGGGACGTAAGGCCTCGGCGATAAGGAGGGCCATCGCGTCGACCTCCCAGAAGGCCATCTTCGCGAAGAGATGCGGGCGCGACCACGCCAGCGCGAGTTGGCCGCGCTCCTCCATCTTCTTCAGCCGCAAGTAACTCAGGTCCGTCAACTTGATGACGTGATGCATCGTGATACGTCGCATAGTCGCCCTCCGTCGGGTCTCGTCAGGCGCGGCAGCACCGCGCGACGAAAGCGGCCCATGCGAGCCGTTTTCGTTTCGACCTTGAATTCCGATGTCGGAAACCAGAGGGAGCCCGTCACTCCAGCAATACGCCGCGGTGTCAACGCAATGTATTCGGCCTAACCCCAACCCTACCGATCAACGTGCGGCGTGTGTTACGCCCGCCAAACGCTCGTCCAATGCTGCCAATATAACGCGGCGAGGGGGGAGTTGACAGGCAGTCACGGGAAAAGTTGCCACGCAGGAGGGGCGGGT